CCAAGAAGATAGAGCCTATATACAAGGCTCTTGAATGGAATATAAACTATGCCTCTGGTATGGCTAAGCCAAAATCTTACTGGTAATTTAATATAATAGGATGTAGTCGGAATAAAAGGTGAAGAAAATGAAAGGAACCAAAACAACAAAAGACGGAGAACGAAAGAATGTACTATGGCTAACGATTGCTGATAAACCAGCATCGTCGAGAAGTGACTTAGTAAAGAGTGTGAAGAAGTTATCACTCTTCAAAGTCAAGGCACTCGACCAAAAGGTAACAAATCTACTAACCCAACTAAAGAAGGAAGGTAAAATTGTGAACGTAGGAAAAGGACGCAAAGGCGCTCGATACAGCCTCAAACCAAGCGAACATAGCAAAGTATCTGATGTTCGTGATAAAACGTACAAGAGGCTGGTTACTCAATCCAAGAAAGCCCCAGTGAAAAAGGGACGACTATCAGGACTATCCAAGACATCCGTCCGTATGATTATGGTACAGACAGAAATCGAAGATAAGGTGCTATCACAATTGAACAACCCTGACGAGGCGACAAAACTCATCAGCGAACTCGTTTTCCTTGCAATGACCAAGCAGTGATTCTATGTCACGCAATTGGGAAGCATACGGTAAGTCTACTTACCAGTGGCATCCGGGTCATGAAAAATACCTGCGTGTCACCAAGTCGAGCCTGACATCAGACTTTACGTTCTGTCAGAAGCAGTATGAGTACAAGCGTATCGAAGGGCGTAAGAGCCCACAGACTGACGACATGACTCGTGGTACAAATGTACACGATGCTATTGAGGAATTCTACATTGGAGTCAGACCAGTCTATCGGAAAGCATACGACGAAGTCAAGAAAGGTCACAGAGAAGAAGCACTACAAATGCTACTCGACTGTGTGCCCAAGCCTGAGGAACCGTACACACTTGATGAAGAGCCTATTATCAGGCAGCGTATCGAGTGGGAACTCCTCCGTCTTGAAGAGGACCCTGACCGATTCTTACCAGTCATCAACGAACTGGAGGTACACGCCTTCAAGGACATGGTGTTTGAGTTTGAAGGCGAAGAGGTAACAATACCTATTCACTTCGCTGGAAGCATTGACCGTGGCTATGAGAACGAAGATGGGACAATCTCATTGATGGAATTGAAAACAGGTAAGTGGGTTGGTACAGACTTCAAGGTACGCTCTATGCGTACTGAGATGGCGTTCTATACTGACCTGCTGCACAAGGCTGACCACCCGCTACAGAACGTATCCCACTGGGGATGGTTCTATCCGTATGGAAAGCGAGAGGGCGTACCACGTAGTGAGAACCACGTAGCCCACGAGAAAGTCAAGAAAACCTATGTCAACAACACGTTGAAGAGACATCTGAACAATCTCGTCGAAGCATACCTAACCAAGAACTTCGTACCACAGCCGTCAGAAGGCAAGTGCGCTTGGTGTGAGTTTGTTGTCGAGTGCCCTGCATGGCAAGAAGGTGGCGACATCTACTGGAAGAAGCCCAAGCCACGTATTCGGAGGCAAGAAAATGCAAAGCGCTGAATCAGTAAAGCGATGCATAGAATTTTGGGTGACTCAGGCATTCGATATAGAGTGCTCTGTTGCATTCGGCCTTCAAGAGAAAAGCGTGAACATCCTGTTACAGGAGCGGCTCGTAATAGACCATCAACAGTTCCCAGCATTGGTTGTGCTGAGTCTCAGTAACTCTTTACTCGTAGACCCAGCAGAAATGCACGATGCAATGAGGGACATCTATATGCACTTGGCTCGGAGAGGGAGAGAGCATGAAGATTCACTTTGACTTCCCACGAGAAGTCCTTGAACTGAGCACAGAGAAGGGGAGAGGGTACAGGAAACTTGTCAATGACAAGGGTGCCTTTGAGCGATACTGGAAAGGCAAGAACGGTGTGTCAAATGCATACATGACCGTCTACGGTTACAGAGGTACACAAGCACCTCACCACAAGCGTGTCGATTTACAGACACCCATAGTGAGGCACTTCGTACTGGACTTTGACCCGAAGAACTTCAAGAGCAAGGGGGCTGAGGTTGCACCTCACATACCCTTAGAGCAGACATTACGATTACACAAGTATCTGCTCGGTCAGGACATATCACACGCTATATGGTTCAGTGGCGGAGGGTATCACATATGGATACACTTGGCTGAACGACACATGCCGAGCACTGGTGGTCAATTGTCCGCTTTACGTGAAGCAGGGATGACATTAGTCAATGACTGGGTAAAGCGATTTGACCTATATTGCTGTGACCCTGCTGTTCCATTTGACACAAGTGGCTTAATCAGAATACCAAACTCCTACAACGCTAAGCGTGGGTATTGGAGTATACCTCTGACCACAGAGGACTTGGAACAGGGCTATCACTACATCTTAGAGAAGGCAATGGACTCTTCTGTTGGGGCTATACCCTATGGAACGAAAGGTATCGAACTGACTGTAAGGAAGGTGACAGAAAGCCTACAGGTGTTCGACCCAAAGGCCAAACCACTCGATGTAGCCACCGTTCGCATGAACGACGTCATCATCTTACCTTGCCTGAATCAGGCAGCCTGCCAAGTCGGAGGAAACCCCAGTCACGATGCACGTGTACAGTTAGTAAAGTACCTTGCAGCAAGAAAGAGGAACTTCTTTCCAGCACATCGGTTTTCCCCTGACGACTTACAAGAACACGCTGATGAAATCGTCGAATTCTTGATGAGTCTGAAATGGGCTGACCAAGACATGGGTGTGACACGGTACCAAGTGAGCACCATCATCGGTAAGGACTATCCACAAACGTGTAAATCCTTATGGCAGAAGGGTCTGTGTATTGGAAAGTGCAGGTACTGGGATAAGACCGGTGCCATCGAAGAGGTGAAATCAGATGGGTAATCGTAGTAAAGCAGAAATCGTCAGAGACATACTGACCGAACAGAATCGACCCATGACAGCAGGGGAAATCGCCTCTGTTGCACCACGTCGTTCTGGACTTACATCGACTTCGGTTAGTCAAATTATACTCAAGCGTTTGAAGAATGAAGTAGAGGTTCATTCAGAAATTAGAGCCCTCAACTCAAGTAAAGTCAAGATGTACATAATGAGGGATGTCGAATGAGTGTACCACCACTGATTGTTGACAGCAACGAGAGGGGCTCTCTGTGCGAGGCTATACACCGTATGGCAAGTAAAGAGGGTGTTCTCGTCAAAGCCCAATTCCTCAACGGTATGGGCGACTATAAAGTGGGAGCAGGTCACGTAGAGTGCAAGAGCCTCAGTGACTTCTTCCAATCGAGCCATAGCGGTCATTTATGGCGGCAACTCGACAACCTCGATGCAAACTGTGACAGGGTGTTCTTGGTTGTCCATGGCGACATAGCAAAATACGTCAAAATGGCTCAGAACAGAGGAGCCAAAGCAAATTATTCACGAGTCACGAACGAGTTGATGGGAACATTCGCTCGTATCATGGCTGACTTTGATTGTCACATCTACAAGGCAAAAGACCACGTAGAAGCAGCGATGTTCATTGTCAAACTGCACAAGAAGTCACACAAGCCTGCTTCAAGGCATGGTGCACGTGCAATCACGAGAGTCAGTACGAACGATGTTCGTGCCGATATGCTCAATGCAATTCCGGGTTTCGGACCAGATTTGGTTGTGAAACTGTTAGAAAAATGTGGGAACATCGAAGAGATGGTTTTCCAAGAATCACTGAAAACAGTGAAGGGTATGGGTCCCACCCTGCGGAAGCGTTTAATAGACGTTCTAACGAGCGAAGAGCCCGTCCGTATTGAACGGACAACAAAGAAGAGGGAAGTAAATGATAGAACACAGAGCAGACAAATATGAGGCGGTGTCGAGGTATCCTATATTGAATGGGTATCTCAGCCACTTCAAAGAAGTAAGTAAGAACAATGAAATCCCCGGATTATTATCGTTCTTCTATATATTGGGACAGGCAAGCCTGCCCTTTGTACGAATACCAGTAGGAGGAAGTAACCTATGTCCGAGAGTCAGTGTTTTCTGGATTCAGGATACACGGACAGGTAAATCGGTGGCGTTTGAAGTCATTCAAAAGGTGATGAAGGACTCCAACTTGGAAGTCGTCGACTACTCGACGGGTACCGATGCAGCATTAGTAGGCTCATTCGTTACAGAAGAACAGGGTGAGCCTCCTGTACAGCGACCGGGTGTACTTTCAGGGCGAAAGGGTATGAATTTTGACGAGGGGTCAATCCTTCTCAAACCAAACCAACATTCAGAAGGGACAGTTCTGTTCCTTCAATCAGCACTCAACTCAGCAGGGACAGGTCGCAACATTCTGACAAAGCACTTGCGTGATGGTACAATTACCATCAAATCGGAAGTCAGTCTGTGGATTACGACGTTCCCTCCAAAGGGTATCAAGGAGCACGTTCTCGACAAAGGTATCTTCCAGCGTGTGCTGCTATACTGGCGTGAATGGACGCTCGATATGAAGCGTGCTGTAGCACACGAACTCGCAGCAAGCGTTCATAACAGAACAAAGCACGACATCAAGTACCAAGAAATCGTTCAGTTCTTCTTAGATTTACAGGGTTCACTCAAGCGCAGAGTTTGCGAGTTAGTCGGGATACAACCTATGCAATGGGACAATGCTGACGATGATACTCAAGAAGGATGGGCTATGGAAGTCATGGACGAACTGTTTACCATTGATGACGGGTATGTACCTGCACTCATCAGTGCAATCGACGAGTATTACTATCTCGTAGAGAACATGGACCCACACAAGCAATCAGTATGTGCATCGTTCATCATGGGTCTACAGAACTATACGAACGTATTAGCACACCACATGGCTATGCTTGAGGGAACTTGGGTTGTACGTGGTGACCACATCGATATGGCAAAGGAGATACTCCACGACCTGTACAACAACCTCATCCAATGGCTTGAATCAGAAGTCAAAGTCGGCATGGCGTCTAAGGAAACAAAGAATGTTGAGCAGGCTTGGAAGATGGCTTACAAGCGCTCAGAGCGATTTGACTTCGATGATACACGTGGTGAGGGTTGGGTCAAGAAGCAAGACCTGTTCACCATGTTTGGTCAGGACATGAATTTGAGCAGTAACAACTCAATCAATACCAAGTACAATCAATTCGGTGCAAAACTGTTTGAAGAAACCAATGAAGGACGTCGTAAGTATGTCCGACTACGCAAGGAACACCTCAAAGTGAAGGGGGATGAGAATGCGTGAATGCTATATGTGCCACGACCCTGATGAATCCTCTCTTCTCTTATTGGGATACCGAAGGAACAAAGAAGTCTGCGTATGTGAGCCATGTAGAGGCGTCTTGCAGAAGACCACCCAGCAGATTATCGAGATAAAGGAATTGATAGCATGAGCGACGTAATGGCACTTGACATCGAGACTGAGAACTACTCTCACGAGATTGGTGGATGGAACAACACACATCTGTTTGAACCAACCGTCGTAGCGACGTGGGATGGTTCAGAGGGCGTGGTGTACTGCAACAAATCTGAGGCCAAGAAGTCTCTGCCCGAAGGAGTGGTACTCAAAGAACTGCATCCTGAAACACTGGGCAAAGACCTTTCAGCCCACATCGAAAAGGGAGGACGAATTGTTGGTCACAACCTAATGAACTTCGACCTTCCTGTACTGAGAGATAGCCTTGACTGCTGGGCAGCAGGTGACGCTCTATCGAAATCAAAAGAACACATTATCGACACGTCTGTTTTGCTGCGTAGTGCATCGAAACAACGTATACCGCTATCGGATGCTTGTCGCCATACACTGGGTAACGACAAACTGATGAGAAGCGAAGAAGCGCCTATCGAATGGCGTAAAGGTAACTTCGGTAAAGTAGCCGAGTATTGCCTAAAGGATGCCCAACTCTCCTATGAGTTGTGGAAATATGGTCACCATGAAGGCTTTGTTAAGGCGAGATGCCGTAAATCAGGAGCCGTTACTGAATATGAGGTAACGTGGTAAGAGGGACAACTATGACAAACGAAAAGAAACAAACAGCACAGCATAACAATATCAGAGCAGCCAAACTAATCGCCGACACTGTTCGGTCGACGTTGGGACCTGCTGGTATGGACAAAATGATGGTTGATGGGGGTGGAAATGTCATCGTGACAAACGATGGTGCCACTATCCTTCAACAACTCGACGTAGCCCATCCGGGTGCGAAGATGATTGTAGAAGCAGCGAACACCCAAGAGAGCCTATGCTACGATGGTACAACAACAACGACCGTCTTGGCAGGTTCTTTGCTCGGTAACAGCGAGCCTCTCTTTGAGAAGGGACTGCACTCCAATATCGTCTGCAAAGGTTATCGACAAGCAGCGAAATGGGCAGTTGACCACATCGAAAGCAACGCAGTAGATGCAAAGGATTACCTGAGCCACGTCGCAAAGACCGCCATCACTGGCAAGTCTCTTGAGACAAGTATGGAGCACGTATCTTCTCTCTGTGTAAAGGCAGCAGAACAAGCGAACGGTGACATCAAGCGCATTCGTGTGATTGGTCAGCCGGGTGGCTCACTCGATGACTCTCACTGCTTTGGTGGCGTCATGCTCAATCAGACATTCCTTACCCCTAACATGCCTAAGAAGCCTAAAGGACGAGTCCTACTCGTCAACACTGGCCTTTCAACCAAGAAAGAAGAAGGTGTACAGGTCAATCTACAGAGTGTAAGTGACATCAAGTCCTACAAGCAGTATGCGGACAAGGACATTTGGCAAAGTAAGGTCGAAGCAATCGTCGAACTTATGCCAAAAGGTGGAGTCGTATTCAGTCGAGATAGCGTAAACGAATTAGTCGCAGCGCTCCTCGCCAAGAACAACATCAGCGTAGCACATCGAGTACCGCCAAGCGACCTCGATGCTATGGCTACACTACTTGGCACGACAGTAAGCCATTCAGTCGATGACTTGCTCTCACCAGTAGATGCCTCTGTCGAACAAAAGACAGTGGGTGACATGGAATACGTTATCGTCGAAGGTGATGGTAACGTAACGACACTCGTACTACGTGGTGCTACACGACAGACACTCGATGAGACTGAGCGTGGGTTCGATGATGCACTCGGTGTCGTATGCCTTGCGTACAACAGCGGCGAGGTCGTCACTGGCGGCGGTTCGTCCTATGTCAGCGCAGCCCTCAATCTACGAAGCAGAGCCGCTGAGATTGGCGGTCGAGCACAGATGGCTATCGAAGCCTTTGCTGATGCTTTAGAGGCCATACCATCAACCATTGCAGAGAATGCAGGGTTCGTTCCATTGGACACCATCCTTGCACTACGCAACGACCATCAACAAGGTATCAAGGACTCAGGTCCTGATATTGAGAACGGTGGTACTTGCTCTATGATTGAGGCAAACGTATGGGAACCCCTTGGACTTGTGAGGCAGGCAATCCTGTCAGCAAGCGAAGTCAGCATCAGCATTCTTCGTATCGATGACATCATCGGCAAGAAGTCCGACGATTGAAGAGCAGTACCCTTCTGAGTATTATTTGGTCAAAAGACTCACTGCATTTAAGTATAGTATACTATACGGGGTGTTATGGCACAAGACCATGAGAAAAAAGAAACAAAGCCCGACGAAGAATACCATCTGATGAAAGATGTAACAGTACAGTACGTTGTAAACGAAGAGGTATTAGAACAAACTGGAAACATGATGTCATTCAGTGCAGGTCCATTTATGGAATACACACCTTTGGACACTGGAGAAACTATCCATTGTATCAAAGATACAAACATAGTCAAGATTGTGTTAAACAAAACATTTCTGAATTTAAGTGAATACTTTCACTGCTTAGAGGACGTACAGCGTACAGTCGGCATTAGTAAATCAATGGCCGAGATGGATTTGGTAATGCGAGAAAAGGAAATAATGTCCTCTTCGGACTCCAATAAGGTATTCTTCCAGTAGTTAGTGAGTCCGTTGATTGATGATAGTGTCCTGTGCATGGCGTAGTAGCAGCAATGACATCTGTCCATGTCCTGACCTTTTCAGGCGTCTGCGTATGCTTTTGAGCGATGCTCGCTCGGCTATCGGTCCCAAGCCACCATGCTTACGGATGTAGCCGCAGTTCGGACATTCGTGAAGCACTACTGCCGGACCTGTGGTGTATTTGCCTGATATAGACAGTGGCAACGCTGTCGTCTTACAGACTTCACACGTCTGCATCAGACGGTCAACCAGTTCGCCCATCAACTCACCGTATGCAAGTCGAGTTTTACAAACGCTGAACCCGTGTAAACGAACTTACCATAGAGGTTGATTGTTACATTCGTATTGAGTGCAGTAGCGTCGAAGTTGAGGTTGTGTGAACCCGCAGCGTGATACACTTCAATTGTATGACCGTGAGGGAATGTACCTGACGGGTTGAGTGTGATGTCACCTGAGGTCGTAATTATCCAAATGTTGGGTCCATCAAACGTAAACGTCTGATTTGATGCAGTTGAAATAACCTTGACCTCGTTTGGTGCGAGTCTCCACGTGTTGCGAACAGGCGAGCCACCTTGTTCACGACGGGCACTGTAGTACAACACTGCATGTCCATCAGGGCTATGACTCTGCCATATCGCTCCGAGTGGTGAAGCGTTGAAAGCACCTGATTGAGTACCACCTATGGTTCCGTTCATTGTATCGAGTGAACGATTTGCATGGTCGACTGACTTAGCAGCAGTGTAATCCCCTGTTGCTCCAGAGGTAACAGGAGTCAAGTACATAGGACTGTTACTCAACAGACATCGCTTATCACTAACTGTAGGTGAGTTGAGAGATGCCGTCACATTAGCCGCCCCACCTGTCATTGTATATCGTAGGACAGCAAGTACAGTTGTTTCATGATTTACCGTCGCCCCAGTTGGACCGGGTAGAGATAGAAATGTGTCAGATGTAAGCGGAGTACCTGTGCTGGTTACAGCAGGTGTACCGAAGTGGTGCTTAACATTTGCAACGCCAGTGTTGTTGTCAGCGACTACGTAAACTGTCACAATCACATCTGAATTCGATGAGGGTACAGACGGGAGTGAGCCAAGATGCCAAGCAGTGTCGCCTGCGGTATAGGTTTTACTGGAGTTAGGTCCGTTGGCAAATGAATACAGAATACCACCGAGTACAGCGTAACCCCCATACACAGTGACTGAGCCACCTGAGGAAACTGCAACATGTCCCGCCGTGTTCGTACCTGTGTTCTGTCGATTGCTGTCTGCATAAGCCCGGTCATCCAACCGGACAATACCGTTGCCGTGTAGACCTTCATACAGATTTGTTAGCGATGTACTTGATAAACCAGCCCCGTCTTTTAGTGATTCAGATGAAGCAGTTTGTCCTGTAGTATGCCCTGATAGTGGGTTGACCATTTTAGTTCACCTCGATGATTGTTGAGAATATAAGTTCAGTGTCAGATGACTTCGTGATTGCGTCGTAGGTATATCTGAATAATGCTCGGTCAGCCGAGCGAATACACACCTCTCGGAGAGGTAATGTGAAGGAATCAACCGTAGTGAGTTTTGCTTCGACTGAAATCGTATTGTCATCGACGATGCGTACAAGCGGAGTGACGGTAATAGCAGGTCGACCTGCACCACCATCTTCACTGGTGGCAATACCTCCATCAAATCCAAAAACAACTTGAGTAATCTCCTCAGCCAACTTGTCGACTACGTATCTATGACCTGACGTTAATAGTGGCATTCAACCATTCCCCTTTATTGTCCATTTCGATTCAGATGTGCCCAATGTTAGCAATCCGTTTACTGATTCAGTCACTGTACCATCACCTCTAATCAATCCTCTGTCGGGATGCCCAATTATCAAACCTTCGGGTCTTATTTGCCTTATTGCAATAGCCCATGTGGTTTTTACTGTAATTGATGCACTGACAGAGTAGTTTTTCTCTGTAACTTGCTGATTTTCCTCTTGTCCATCGTCAAACATAGAAGAAATATCACCTTCCTGTGCTTTTTGTATCAAATCTTCTAAAGTACCTTCGATTGAGGACACTTTTATGTCAGAACGTCGGCCTGTAAGGTTGTGGCGTACCCTGAGAGCCATATTTTGGGTTTTTTGGTTAATGTCTTGGAATAAAACGACATCACCTGCCTCTACTTGCATAGAATTGATGGTTTCAGTCATCATTTTAGCACCCTTTGCTCGTTTGGCAGTAGCCAAGAACTTTCTACCTATGTTTTTGGACGAATTTCGATTATTTGCTGTTGGAGCGAATATTCCGCCCTGCACTTCACGCACGCCGTCCTTCTGAGACTCAATGTCGTCGACTTGAATGACGTTGTCATCGTTGTTGGCACGTGATTTACCTCGCACAGTGACCCTGTTAGGGGCTGCGTCCATATTTTCTTCCGATATTCCGCCTGAAACCATGTCCTGATGGATGTAAACCGACTTATTTCCACGTAAC